CACCACTAGATAAATCTATCTCTGTACCATCTATAGTTATGTTATCTATTGTTACGCCACCATCAAAATCTGCTGATGTTCCAGAGACTGCTCCACCAAAAGTAGCACCTGAGTTAAAAGTTGCGGCACCTGCTTCTGACATATCAAGGGTAAGGGCAGTTATAATTGAACCACCATCATCACCATTAAAAACAATATCTTTATCTTGTATAGAACTTTCTATTCTAAAATTACTACTAGCATTTCGTAATTTTCCGAACTGTGTGCCATCATCTTTAAGTAATATGTCAGCTCCATCAACATCAAGAATAATATCATTACCTGAATCAATTGTTATATTACCTGCATCTGAAATAGTAGAACCATTAATTGTTATATCATCTACTGTAAGAGTAGATAGCGTTCCAACACTTGTTATATTTGGTTGAGCTGCTGTGGTAAGAGTACCAGCTAAGTTTGTAGCTGTTAAATCTCCAACATTTAAACTAGCAAAAGCATCTATCATTGCTGCACCAGAACCAGCTCCATCAGAATAGATAGCTTTTACATCACCTGCTGGTATAGTTATGTTAGCTCCTGATCCTTGTGAAATAATAATATTTTGTGAACCAGAAGTACCGTTTTCAATAAACCACAGTTTAGATACAGTATTAGGTCCAATAGTAATAGTACAAGCTGAATCAAGCGTACCTGTATACTTTAAATAAATAGATCTACCTGGATCAGTTGAGCCGTCTTCTATAGTTGTAGTGTGTGTATCTGCGTTGGTGGTTATAGCTTCTGTGCCAAAACTAAACGCTT